ATGCCTAATCCTCAAAGTGCCTCTGGCTTTATGGAATTTCCAATGCTTCGAGAGAGAAAAGAGGTACTGTTTAAACAGCAGACCCAATATATCCTCGAAGGTATTCTACAATTGTTGCAGGTGCCTAAAAGCTCCGAACAATCAGAGTCCCTCACTTGATAGTACATTTTTGATCCCTCATTCTTGACAGTGGGCACGCCGCCCTCTGCTAACCATTAACCACATCCGAAAGGAGCAGTTATGACACAAAACCCATCGAAAGATGAGTGGAGTGAGTTAGAGAGAGGAGCTAGGCATCGCCTTGTAGCCATTAACCTACCCCATTATATGATAAATCCACTTGTGGATTTAACGTTTAAATGGGTTAGACACAACGGGCCAGAGTGGACGGTCTCTCGACTGAAAAGTCTTAAGATCGACCTTATTCGCCGTAAGGCGAAACTCCAGAGTGAACTACAGTGGGTTCGAAAGAACTCAAGTGGTTTTCCCTTTGGTGTTTTTGGCTCAGTGATGAAGTGGTGTTTAGATACTAAATCGTTGGGTTCATCTCGTAAGAGGTTTAACTCAGCTATTCAAGCTCTAAACATTGCATCCATGTTTACTTATGATGATGCGACAAAATCGCAACTTGATAAGTTTCTCACGGGTGTAAACTGCAATGAGCCCGATGGTTTATCCATCGAGTTTTATTACAATTACTCACATCACGTGATGGGATTGATACCCCATCAGCAAGTCCGACGAGGAGGAAACTCATTACTTGAGTATGTAGGATCCACTGAGAAGTGGGCCCCGCAATTCCATAGTAATAAGCGTGTTCCCCAATCTGACAACATTCTTGCTGAAATGCAGTATGCTGCCGGAGAGGAGAACTACCTGTTTGCCTGGGAATACAATGAGCTTTATGCTCCTGTAGTCAAAGGTATACATGGTCCCCTCGTAAGAACAAACGTAAAACCTGATAAACATCTGTATGGAGGTGAAGTTCACTTCCTTCAGGAGCCGGGACTTAAAATGCGAGCAATCGCATCTCCGTACCGGATTCATCAGTTGGCACTCAAGCCTCTTGGTGACGCCATTTATGACGTCGTTAAGAAGTTAGAGTGGGATTGTACGTTTGATCAACAGAAAGCAATACCTTGGATCCAGAGATCCTTGTCAGTTGGAAAGAAAGTTCACTCGATAGATTTAACTGGAGCAACAGACTATTTCCCTTTAGGGATTCAGCTTGAAACTCTTCGTATTCTATTTGGTGACTTGCTCGATATCAAACTAGTCGAAGAAATCTCTCGACTCAGATGGAAATCTGAGAAGGGTGATATTCAGTGGAAACGTGGCCAGCCCTTGGGATTATACCCAAGTTTTGGTATGTTTACATTGACACATGGTTTAGTTCTATCCTTCCTGTTAGGGAAAGATTACGACCATGAGTTCTTTGTCGTAGGTGATGATGTCGTCATACTTGATGACACCTTGTACACTAAATACATGGATTTTCTTTCATGTACGAAATGTCCTTGGAGTCCTTCCAAATCGTTATCTAGCGAAAACCTTGCGGAATTCGCCGGAAAAATCGTTTTGGTTGATCAAGTGATTCCATCTTACAAATGGCGGAAGATATCTAATGATAACTTCCTTGACATTTGTAAGAATCTGGGCCCACAGTCTGCCGTGCTTTTGACAAAGGCACAGAAACGGGTGTTTGACACTGTCAAACACTTAGTGGAACCAGTTGGTCTTAATATGTCCTACCCAGGGTCAAACCTGAGTGAGATGATAAAACAGACTGATTTGTTTCTGCGTAAATGTGAAGAGCACGTAATGAGGTCACTTGTTGATCTCACTCGTGTAATCCATAAGAATTCTTATGGTTCTTACACACCTTATTCTCTTGACGTTGATTATGTCAATGAGCTTAAGGCTACCTTCGACGAGAAGGTAGATAGCGTATTCCAGCAGACAGTGTTCGCACGCTGCAGAGCGTTGTGGCACTGTGTTGCAGAAATACCCCAGGCTCTTGGTTTATCACCAAGATTACCTGTAGAATCGTATTCCCCTAACAGGGTTTCGACTCTATTGCGGTATGAGAGACTTGCCGGCTACAAGTAGTAACCTAACACCTCTCGAGTTAGC